GCCTTAGCACGTGCCGAGGCTGGGACAGAGAATGCCGTCGCGACCGCCGCCCTCGTTGACAGCTCCGGCGCTACTGCCGCCACCGCAGCTAGTTCATCGACCACGCTGACCGCCGCCGAACTGGCTCGGCTGGTCGGGTCGTTGACCAACGGGTACAACGTGCTGGGCGAGTGCGGGTTCCTGATGAAGAACGCGACCAAGTGGTACCTGAAGGGGTTGACCGGTTCAAACTTCAACTTCATCGCTACCCCTGCGGGCGCTGACTTCTTTGGTTATCCGGCTTATGTCAGCGATGACATGGACGCCATGACCAGCGGGTCGTATTCAACGCTGTTTGGCAACTTCACCTACTTCGCGGTGGTTGAGAAACCGGGCATGCTTGTGCAGCGCAATCCTTACCTGTATATGGCAAACGGACTTGTCGGCATCTTCGCCAACATTTTCCGGGCGTATGACGTTCTCCAGAGCGAGGCCTTCTACAAGATGGCTCAGGGTACCGCCTAATCGACACAATGATGAACGGGGGTAGCAATACCCCCTTCACAAAAAAGGAGAACAAAATGGCTCATAACAAAAAATTTGCAGATTACATGGTGGTGCAAAACGTTTGCCCGCCTCAAGCGACCACCTCTACCAAACTGGATGTAACCAGCGTCAACGCCTATGGATGGGATCGCGCAACATTCATCTTTGCGCTTGGTACGCCTTCAGGTGATACCGCTAACGTCTCGACAGGCTGGGGCGTTTGGCAAGCATCCACTTCAGGTGCAACCTATGCACGCATCACGGGCGCATCAGGCGCACAGATCACTGCCGGGCAGGGGTCAAACCAGAATTTCGTGGTTGACGTGAACGTTGACCAGAGTTACCCCTGGCTGCGCTTTAGCGGGTTCATGGTTTCGGCCGCGTGGCCGAACTCGGTGGTGTGCGTGCTGCGTTCACCGAATGACGCAAAACCGACATCCCTATCCGCAAGCATCATCTGCCCGGATTAGCGGATGGAAAAAGTTACTTTATGGGTTCCTTGCGGCTCCCGAAGACCAGAAAGCTGGTCACAGGTGGAAGCCTATATGCACACCGAAGAACCTGACAACGTTGATACTTTGTATTTTCGTAGAAGTACACCGGGAAACATAGAGGTTATCTGGAACGGGGTCATCAAGGAGTTCTTGGACAGCGACTCAACTTATCTATGGAGTGTGCATGACGACGTTGTGTACGCTCCCGAAACACTTGTCCGGCTGATGTCATGGAATAAGCCGTTGATCAGCGCGCTTGTGTTTCACAGGCAAAACCCACAACTGCCTCATATCTGGGCGTTGAACGATGACAAAACCGCGTACATCCAAAAGATCGAGGAAACGTACCAGTTTTACCTGCGCAATTACGACCAGATAAAGTTTGGGCCGTTCGTAATGGAGAAACCGCCCGAAGACTCGTTAACGGAAATCGGCTTCACCTCTACCTCTTGCACGTTGATACATAGGAGCGTGCTTGAGGCATTGCGCGAACCGATGGAAGAAAAGTGGTTCAGACTCGATGACGAGGTGGCTGGCGGGGGAGAAGACCGCAACTTCTTTGAGCACGCGAGAGAAGCAGGCTTCCCTTCTTACGTTGACCGTTCCTGCGTGGCGGGCCACCTGAACGGAGACCTGGCGAGCGGCGTGCCTGATTTCATGGTGTGGCACCAATCCGCGATATTCAGGGGAACTGGAGAGGAATCGAGTGGCTGAAATCCTGCTTTGGATACCGTGCGGGTCGAATAGACCAGAGAGCTGGCTGCAAGTATCAGGATACATGCACACGAAAGTACCAGAAGGATACAGCCTGAACTTCAAGCTGACACCGCCGGGTGACACGATGCGAACGTGGAACGACCTGACTCGTGGGTTCCTGGAAAGTGGTGCTGAGTGGCTTTGGAGCGTGCACGATGACGTTGTGTATCACCCGCTGACACTTGAGCGCTTGCTCTCCTGGAATGAACCAACCATCGGCGCGCTGATATTCACCAAACAGAACCCGGCGCTCCCTCACATCTGGAAGATTCATAACGAGCGACACGCGCAAATGGCAGATGAGACACGGGATTGGTTCATGGAGAGGAAAGACAACATCCTGCCTGGACCGCAAGTGATCCATCCAAGACCAGAAGACGCGCTTACGCCCGTCAGTTTCACCTCCACGAGCTGCTGCCTGATACACAGGAAAGTGCTTGAGGACACGGCGAAATACGGCGATTGGTGGGAGCAGGACACGCTTTACGAGGCAGGTGGAGAAGACAGGCGCTTCTTCAAGCGGGTGAGGCAGGAAGGATACACGCCCTACGTTGACCGCTCCTGTATTGTTGGGCATCTGGGAGCGCATCCAACAGGGGTGATGGATTTCATCCTGTGGCAGAACCACCCGCTGTTCACGCAGACCTGTGAGGACATGATATGACAGCATACGCAAGCATAACGGATTTCAAGAACTACGCCCGCATCGAGAGCACCGATACGACGGACGACGCGGTTATCGGTGACATCCTGGAAGGGGCCAGCAGGCTCATCGACACGGAAACACGGCGCACCTTTTTCGCCCGCATTGAAACTCGCAAGTACGACGTGCCGGATGGCAACACGCTTTACATCGAAGATGATGACCTGCTGGCCATTACCACGCTGACGAACGGCGACGACACCACCCTGGCAAGCACGGAATACATCCTGCTGCCCGCCAACGCCAACCCGAAATACGCCGTGAAGATCAAAGACTCAAGCGCGTACTCGTGGGAAGCAGAATCAGACGGCGACAACGAACAGGTGATCGAAATATTGGGCTCGTGGGGGTACTCATACTCACCACCGGCTGATATTGTCGAGGCTTGTTTGCAGATCGCCACGGCGTTCTATCACCGCAGGTTCGGCGAGAACATGGCGGCTGAATCAACACTGACTGCTGGCGGGGTGATGATCACTCCGCGTGATGTGCCGGCGAGCGTGCGCACCATCCTGATGAACTACGCGAGGCTGGCATGAGCCTATCAACGGCGACAATCGCGGCAGGCATCGCGGCGCTCACGGTATCAGGCGTGACTATCAAGGACGTGGATGAGATACCGGAAACGGTAAACTCCCGCGACTGCCCAATCCTGTTCCCATCTCCGGATGGGTTCGTGCTGGGCGGAAACGGCGAACCGGAAACGGGGTCAACCACCTTTGGCGCACCAACGACCAGGCTGTGGACGTTCAACAGGACTTACCGCTACGTGTATTTGCACGAACAGGCGGGAGCGACAAGGGGCTTGAAGGATGTTATCGGCGCGATGGCAACGAAAGTTGACATGATCATCGAGGCTGTGGCTGAGATGGATTTGACCGATGTGGATGTGATGCGCGTGAACGTAAGTGACCTGGGGGTGCTTGAAGCGCCGGATGGCAAGGCTTTCTTCGGGTGCATGTTTGAAATAACGCTCCGGGAAAGGATGAATAATACATGAGCAAAGTAAGCGCGAAAAACGCGATCATACTAATCAACGGATACAACCTATCCACCTACGCTACCGCATTTGAGGCGAACACCGACACGGGGGTGATTGATGTGACGGGCTTCTCTGACGCGAGCAAGAACTTCATACCAGGACTGCCAACTGCAAAGATACAGGCGGACATGCTGTGGTCATCGACGGCTTCTACGGTGCACACGGCTTTGCACGACTTTGGAGAGCACCACGTGACGATACTGCCTGAGGGATACGCCGCAGGAAACCCAAGCATCAGCCTGCCTTATACGCAGGCCACGTACAACCCGAAAGGAACGCCGGACAGCGCTGTTTCTGTGGGCTCGATACAATTCGAGAGCTACGGGGATAACGAGGGCGTGGAGTTTGGCAAGGTGCTGACACACGGGACTATTACCAACACCACCACCACAACGGCTTACCAGTTCAACGCGGCGCAGGTAACGGCACGATGTTCAGCCACGCTGCACATCTGGAGCTCGTGCGCTGCGGATACCTACGTGGTAAAAATACAGGACTGCGCGACTTCCGACGGGTCGTATAACGACCTCATCACCTTCACGGCTGACGGGAGCGCGGTGCTATCCGAGAGACAAGCGGTTGCATCCGGAACGATCGACAAATATTTGAAAGTAGTTGCGACACGGACGGGGAGCGCGGGGGATTCCTTCGGCTTCACCGTTCACTACGCACAATACTAAAGGAGACACAAATGGCTAAATTTTCAGCAAAAGGCGCAGTCATCACCATTGATGATTCAGCAGGTAGCCCGCAGGATTTATCAACAGATTGCGTGAGTTTCGAGATCCAGCAGGACGCGGGCGTGATCGACGTAACCGGATTCGGGGACGGCAGTAAGAACTTCATCCCTGGCTTACCGGTGACAGGCATCACCTTTGAGTTCCTTTACGACACACACACCACCTCTGGCGCTTACACGGTGCTGAAGGGCATCCTCAACAGCGCAACCAGCAAGACCGTGAGCGTGAAACCGGAAACCGCTGGAGAGACGCTATCGGGCGAGTTCTGCCTGGACAACTTCGCAGTGAAGGGCACGCCTGATGGGGCGCTGAGCATCGGAACAGTGCACTTCAGCGTAATGGGCGGAACCGCACCGGCGTGGGCGTGATATGGATAAAGTGAAACTGGTAGTCACGCAGGAGAAGTTTGACCGTAATTTCTCCATTGACGATTGGTTCAACTTCGACAAGCTATCGCAGAAGGAAGTTTACGAAAAACTGTTGCTGTTCGTGACCGATGAAGAAGGCAACGAGTTATCGGTGGAGGACGCGCGGGCGGTGTTCAAGACCATCCCGAAAGGGGAGTGGATCGAGGTCGTGACAGAGTTCGTCAGGGCGGTGAACCAGGCATTTGTAAACCCTACGAACGGAAGCAGTTAGAGTTTGCGGCTATCAGCGCGACTGCTTCCGAATTACCAAGATGGGTGTACGTGCTAAAAATGGCAGAGAGTTGGGGCATCCCGCCGTGGGAGATCGTAGAAGGCTCGAAGATGTTATGGTATCAGCGCTGGATGGCGCTGGGGGCGGCGAGGGCTAATGGCTAACAGAGTTGACATTGATATTTACGCAAACGACAAAACCGGCGGCACTCTAAATAATATTGAGGGCAAGTTTAGCGACCTTGAGGGTGGCTTTCAAGCGCTTACCGGAATATCACTTACAACTGCTGGTGTAATAGCGGCGATTGGAGGGGGAATCAGCGCCGCTGTTGATTATACAAAAGATGCGATTGAAGAAACAGTTAAATACGGGGATCAGGTTGCTACCCTTTCAAGAATTACCGGCACATCTCTCGAAGATACAAGCAGGCTGATACAAGTTGCTCAGAATATGGGCATTGAATACAAAGACCTGGCAACGGGACTTGGCAACGCCACAAAGAAAGGCGTTGACGTATCTATTGAAAACCTGCTTTTGCTCGCAGACGAATACAAAGAACTTGAAACGCCAATAGCTCGCGCACAGTGGCTAACAGAAAACTTTGGCGCGGCAGGTAGAGATTTAGAACCAATATTCGCGGCGGCGACAGAGTCAATCGTTGCAGACATGGAAGAAGTTAGCGACGCGATGGTATGGGATGCAGAAAAACAAGAGTCCGTTGATGCTTACAAGCAGGGCATGGCCGAGGTAAAGTCAGCTTTTGAGGAAGTGAGAATAGAAGTCGGAACAAATTTTCTTCCTGTTATTCAAACGGTGTTGAATCTAATGAATGACAAAGAGGGTTGGCGCAGCGAGGGCTATAAGCGGATGTTGGGGGATGTAAAAACCGAGTCTTGGGCAGCAATAGGTGTTCTAAAAGAACTTTGGGGCTGGTTGCAGTTAATCGCTACCGGTCCATCCGGTGGCAAACCCGTAAGCGCAGCCGCTCTTGGCATTGGTGGAGTTGCCCCAAAACCAAAATTTGACACAACCGGTGGCGGTAGAGGTGGATTTAATCTTGGGGGAGGTATTACACAAGAAGCTCGCGCTGTTGGCGGTGCAGTTGCGCCGAACGTGCCTTACCTTGTGGGCGAGAATGGACCGGAGATATTCAAGCCGAACGCGGCGGGTTCTATTATCCCGAATGGGCAGATAAGCGATTATTCTGGCGGTGGCGAGGTGGACTATGACCGCATGGCGCGCGCGTTCATCGAAGCCCTAGAAAGGTCAAGTTTAGTCCGATGACATCAACAGCATATTACCCGACCATCAAGTGGTACTACTACAACGCAACCGGCGCGGCATGGGTGGATATATCCGGCTACGTGCTGACCAAGCAGGGCGTGAGCGGGCATTGGGGGATGCGCTCAAACAAATACACCGACAGGCTTGCGGCGACCGGCGAGATGCGGATGCTGCTGGATAACACCGACGGCGTGTTCGACCCAGATGACGCTTCTGCGCTGACCGGCTGGGCGATCAACACGAAGGTCAAGATGGTGGTGACCTTTGACGGCGTGGATTACGTGCGCTTCTACGGCAAAGTGGACACACTCAAGTTTAGCGACCCCAACACGCACGAACACACCGCACAGGTGCTGGTGAGCGATTGGATGGGCTACGCGTACAAGAAGACATTGGGCGAGCAATCCATCGAAACGTACAAGCGCGGCGGCGAGTTGTGCGCGGAGATCGTCACGGCGGTTGGGCAGACCCCGCTTGCGACAAGCTACGCGGTGGGCGATTACGGGTTCCCGGCGGCCTTCGATTCGATGACAACGACAACCAAAGCCGCCACAGAGTTGAACAAGATTGTGCTATCCGAGAACGGTTACTTCTACAACCGCCACGACAAGGTGAACGGCGAGACGCTTGTATTCGAGGCGGAGAGCACAAGGAACAGCACGCGCACGGTGAGCAAGCTGCCAAAGTTGGTCGCGGATTGCGGATTCGTATTGAAAGCAGGCAGCGCAACTGATCACGTTCTCATAGCTGGCAGCGCAACGGACAAGGTAGTGATGAATGAGGCGCAGGACGCGCATATCAACGGCACGGCGCAACGGTATGAGCGCACGCACGGTGAGAACATCCTCAACAAGGTGACAGTCACCGCTTATCCAAAGAGAGTTGATACCGTCGAGCAGACGCTGTACTCGTTGGGCACGCCCTTGATGCTGTCACCTGGCGAAACGAAGACAGTCACAGTCAAGTATCAGAACGCGACAACGAAAGAGTCGTGTAACGCCATCACCGAGTTGTGTTCGCAACCCGTGGCGACAACGGACTACCTGATGAACAAGAGCAAGGCGGGAACATCGACAAACATCACCTCGTCATTGACGGTTAGCGTGGTATTCCACACAGCGGACGCGGACGTGACATTGACGAACGCAAGCGCTTACACGGGCTACGTCACGCGGTTGTATCTCAAGGGATACGGCGTGTACCAGGACAGCCCTATCAAGGCTGAGGCAAGCAACAGCGCAAGCATCACCGCTTACGGAGACAGGGAGCTGAACGTCGAACAGCAATACCAGCGGGATATAGAACCGGGAAGAGCAACCGCTAACCGAATTTTAATTATGGAAAAAGACCCGCGCACGAAACTGGAGAAGGTGACACTGATTGCCAACACCTCATCGGTGCATATGCTGGCGTTCCTGAATATTGACATTGGCGATATGGTCAAGATAACGGAGAGCGACCTCAATTTAGCGGATTACTACTACGTGAACGGGATTGAGTTCAGCGTGGCGGATGGGGGCGTTATCACGTTCTCGTGGGTTTTGTCTGAACCAGCGCCGAGTATAAGCAACGGTCAATTAACTTTAATAGGGATCGAGTTCAGCGGGACCAGCGGGGAGGCGATTGACTTTGGAAGATTGGCCAATATTTCGGCGTTACAAGACCCCGATGCCATAACCATAATAATGGATGTTTATCTTGACGCGGTAGTTGCGGATGATGTTTATTTGGGTAAATATTCAACAAACTTCGCCGATCCTAATCATTCGATTTGTGGATGGAGGCTCGCCGCAACATCATCTTCTGTTTTTCATTATCAGCAAAGCAATACATCTAATTCCCATGCGAGTGTTATGGAGCGCGTTGATTTTCCTGTTGAAACAGCAGTAAGAATGGCGGTTTCTATACCTAATGCACACGACGTAGAGAATTTTCCCGCTACTGTTTACAGAGATGGCGAGGCTGAAGCAACAAGCTCACATGTATATTTTAGTGGCGCCTCGCCTACGTATGAAGCGGGAATTGGAAATAAATTTACATTAGGTGGATATTCTTTAGCCGTATCCGACGGGTATACTCAGGAATACAATCTGCCTATCAACGGAGTAATCAGCAGGATAAAAATATATGACGTTGCTTTAACCGCTGCCGAGATCGCAGCGGATTTTGCTGGCACGACATGCTCAAGAGGATTAGTTTTTTATGGGCCCGTTGTACCCACCTCCCTTCTTGGTTACTATACTGACCTTGAGCTAACAGAATCAGACCTTATTTACACAGATGGGATCAGATCAATAGGTGTTCCTCATGGTGCGCCTATTTGTAGACTATTAAGTTAAGGAGATTTATGGCAGACACACAAGAACAATCATTATCTACAATCACCCCCGTTGACGGCGATTACTTCCGCGCAGTGGATGACCCAGGCGGGTCACCGGAAAGCGCGAACGTCACGGGCACGGCGCTTAAAGCGTACCTCAAGACGTACAACGACACGCTGTACTACGGCACGGCGAACGTATCCTACGTATCGAGCGTCTTCTCCAAGATCAGCGACACCACGCTTGCGAACATCATAGGGTTGACGTTCACGACTGTGAGCGGGGGCAAGTACCGCTTCA